ATCATTATTGATGCGAGATACAGCAGGCGCGAAGTCTACAAATGTTTTACCAACAGAAATACCTGAAGACATTTACGGAGATATCGCCGACAAAGTAAAAGAATATTTACAAGAAGACAATCTAGATATGTCCCGCAGATGGTTAGACTTCGGTATAGACCGTTCTACACTCAAGCGTTCTGTTATGGTTATGCCTTACGGCGGAACATTTTATAGTTGTCGTGCATACATTGATGAATGGTATCAAGAAAAACTAAGAAAGAAAAAACTGAACAATCCATTCAGCGAAAACGACAGATACAAAGCTACAGGTTATCTTGCCAAACTTTCTTGGAGAGCCATTCACGAGGTTTTAAAGAAACCTACAGAATGTATGAATTGGTTGAAGGAATGCGCTTCACTTGTTGCTAAGGAAGGTAAAGCTTTGGAATGGACTACACCGTCAGGCTTTCCTGTAAAGCAAAGTTATTTTGGTTTTAGTAATCAAGAAGTGAAAACAAGTATAAGCGGTAAAGCAACTTATGTAAGCTTTCGTAAAGAGAACGACAAAGTTTCTGTTAAGAAAAACAAACAAGGTGTATCGCCTAACTTTGTGCATTCGGCAGATGCTACATTACTTACGAAGTCAGTTCTCTCCGCAAACAAAGAAGCAGGTATTTGGGACTTCAGTATGATTCATGACTCCTTTGGAACACATTCTACAAAGTGCGATGCCTTCAATAAAATTATTAGAAAACAATGTTCTGAATTGTTTAGTGTTGACTTACTTCTTGATTTCGTTGCACAATTAGAGAAACAACATCCACAAATTTCATTTCCACCATTACCTGAGTACGGCGCCTTAGACCCTAAGGTAGTTACGGAAAGCACCTATTTCTTCTCGTAATGAGAATACACACAAATAATAAACCCAAAAAAGGAGAATAGTAAATATGGCACAAACGCTAACAACAGGAATCGGAACAGCAATCTACCCAAAGTTGATTGTTCCTGACACAAAGTTCAACGCCGACGGCTTATATAGTTGTCGTATCACAGTTAGTGAGGAGGACTTCAAAGCCTTCCGCGCTCAACTAGAACCAATCGTCGAAAAAGCATATAAGGCTACTTGCACCGCTCAAGGTAAAGAAGTCAAACGCGCTAACGAACCGTGTAAAATAAACGATTCAGGTGAGTTTGAAATCTACGCAAAGCAAGCCGCTAAAATTAACGTTGCACCTACATCCGACAATCCTGACGGAGTTGTAGAATTTAAAATTGCCTTGTTCGATTCAAATGTAAAACCGATAACCGAAGAACCAAAAATTGGTAGTGGGACAAAGCTCCGAATGAGCGTCACTCCATATACTTGGTTCGTACCGTCTCAAGGGTTTGGATATACGCTTCGTTTGAAAGCTGTTCAAATCATTGACTTGAAGGAGTATGAGTCAACAGGCTTCACCGCTACAGAAGGTTACACTTCTACAGGTGAAACCTTTGGTGACGTCCTAGAACAAGATGAGGTATCACCATCGACAGCCTCGCCGTTCTAAGTATCGCTCACGTTTCGAGGAGAGGTTGGCGTTATCACTTGAGAAAGCGGACGTCGACTTCTCCTACGAAACATTGCGATTACCCTACACGGTTCAAAAAGTCTATACCCCCGACTTTGTATTGCCAAACGGTATCATTGTCGAAGCAAAGGGCTTTTGGGAATCAAGTGACCGAACGAAACATCTAGCTGTGCGAGACGCCCATCCCGATTTAGATATTCGTTTCTGCTTTCTCAACTCCAACAACAAATTATCAAAGAGGTCTAAAACAACTTATGCCGATTGGTGTGACAAGAAAGGATTTCTTTGGTGCGAAAAGATTATACCAATTTCATGGCTTTCATAAAAACACATATGCCCTGCGAAGAATGCGGTTCCTCCGATGCGTTATCAATGAACGCTGACGGTTCAACCCTTTGTTTTGCTTGCGGTAAATTCACACCATCCAACTCATCAGAAACATTGAACACTACAACACCGCCCAAAAATTCAAATTATATTACAGGTAATGTTTTACCAATACCGCAACGAAAGTTGCACGAAGATATATGCCAACGATACGATTACCGTATTTCATCTGTTAATGGTAAGCCTTGCCATGTTGCTACTTACCGTGACTCCAACAAAAACATCGTAGGACAAAAGCTACGCTTCGAAGATAAATCGTTTAGTTGTATCGGAGAAGTTAAAACATTCTATGGTCAGCATTTGTTTCCTAATGGTGGTAAGAAGTTAACCATCGTTGAAGGAGAGATTGATTGTCTTACTGTTGCTCAAGTTCTTGGTGGCGGTAAAACTTTATATCCTGTTGTTTCCTTACCCAACGGTGCGCAGAATGCTAAAGCAATATTTCAACGACATTTAAATTGGTTGGAAACATTTGAGGAAGTCATTCTTATGTTTGACTCCGACGAAGTAGGAAAGAAAGCAATGCACGAAGCGGCGCCTATTCTTCCTTTTGGTAGATGTAAGATTGCATCACTACCTCTTAAAGACCCTTCTGAAATGTTAGTTAATAATCGTACCAAAGAGTTGGTATCGGTTTTTTGGGACGCCCAAGTGTGGACTCCCGACGGTATTATCGCAGGTACAGATATATACGATAGGCTGACTAATCCTAAGGTATTCGAAAGCGTACCGTATCCATTTCCATCATTAAATATAAAGACACACGGTATTCGTAAGAATGAGATTGTAACCTTTTGTGCGGGAAGTGGTGTGGGTAAATCGCAGATATGTAAGGAGATTGCACACCACCTTCTTACAACAACTGATAAGCGTATTGGTTATATTGCATTAGAAGAAAGTATCGAACGAACTGCTAATTCAATAATCGGATTAGAGATGAATAAACTATTACATCTCGACCCGTTTCCTGTCGACGATGAATACAATGAGGCTTTCCATAAGACCGTAGGTTCAGGAAAGTTTTTTCTCTATGACCATTGGGGTTCGTTAGAGTCTGACAACCTTCTCTCAAAGGTTCGGTATCTAGCTAAAGCATTAGAGTGTGACTACATATTTCTAGACCACATCAGTATGGCAATCTCAGGGCTTGGTGCTGAACACGGTGACGAGCGTAGAATCTTAGACAACCTTATGACACATCTTCGTTCGTTAGTTGAAGAAGCTAACATAGGAATGATTTTAGTTAGTCATTTAAAAAGACCTGAAGGAAGAGGACATGAAGAAGGACAAACAACTTCTCTAGCTCACCTTCGAGGCTCTGCAAGTATCGCTCAGTTATCTGACGGTGTTATTGGTTGTGAAAGAAACCTACAAGACGAAGAAGCTAGTAACGTTACCAAGTTACGAGTTCTTAAAAATAGATTTTCAGGTGAGACGGGTGTTGCATGTGATGTTTCATTCAACCCTCACACAGGACGCATAACAGAAATTACACAACAATTAACTCCAATAAACCATGAAACCCCATTCTAATAAATGCACTATAACTCTAATTTTAAATACGACCTTGCTGTTGGTAAGGTTGCCGAAGAAGCTCTTGGAGAAATTTTCGAAAAGAAGAAAGTCGAAGTTAAAACAGATTTCAAAGCTAAGACTACGGGCAATTTATTTATCGAATTTAAATCTAGGGGAAAAGACAGCGGCATCAGTACAACTCAAGCGGATTATTGGTGCTTTAAAATTGAAGATTTGTTCTTGCTTATTGAAACATCCAAGCTCAGAGTTCTCGTTGAAGACCTTAAAGGAACCGACGCCGAACGCTGTGGAGGAGACTCAAACACATCAGTCGGAGTTCTTTTACCTTTGAACACATTAATTCAACACACACACCTTAAAAAATAATACACATGAAACAACTCATTATAGACATCGAAACAAACGGAATAACTGATTGGGCAAAACTAAGTGACCTAAAAGAAGTTTTCGTTTTATCTATATTAGATAGAGATACCAACACTATGCATTCCTTCAACAACCAAAGTGGAGGGAATATAGAAGAAGGTATCGAACTATTAAACAGCGCTGAT